GCGTACCTGCCCAAGCTCCCCGGCCAGAACGAGAAGGACTACTCCTTCTACGTCGAGGGCGCCTACTTCTTCGAGGGCTCGAGCCGCGCGATCGAGGCGTTCGTCGGGATGCTCACGCGCAAGGATCCCGTCGTCGAGATCCCGGAATCCGCTGAAGCCTGGCGAGACGACATCGCGGGGAGCGGCACGAGCCTCGACGAGCTGTTCGTGGGAACCGTGGTCGACGTCGTGACCACCGGCCGCGTCGGGGCCCTGGTCGACTGGCCCGGATCGACGGAGGGCCTCACGCGCGCCGAGGCAGAGCGTATCGGGTCGGCGCCAACGATCAAGCTCTACCCGGCCGAGGCGATCGTCAACTGGCAGGACGACGATCGCGGCCGTCCGCTCTGGATCGTGCTCGAGGAGCAGGCGCGCAAGCCCGACGCTGACCGCTACAGCCACGAGACGGTGAGGCAACGGCGCGAGCTGTTCCTCGACGAGGTGGGGATCTACCGCCAGCGGATCTTCCAGCTTGCCGACGAGACCGCCAAAGAAGAAGAGTGGGTTCAGGTCGGCGAGGAGATCACGCCGATGCGATCGGGTCAGCCGTGGATGGAGATCCCGTGGGTGTGGTTCGGTTCGAGCGAGAACACCTCGACTCCGAATCACCCGCCGCCGCGGCAAATCGTGAACGCGGCGCTGGCCATGTATCGCAACAGCGCGGCCTTCGAGAAGGCGCTGATCTACGGCGGCAACCCGCAGCCGTATGTCGTACTCGGCGGCTACCGAATGGCGAGCGCGACCCCCGGTGGCGTCGACGATGGCCCGAAGCGCGAGTACGTCATCGGTGGCTCCGAGGTGTGGGAGCTTCCCGAGAACTCCCAGGCCGGGGTGCTCAACTTCGCCGGCGGCGCGGAGATGCCGCTCGAGCGAGCGATCGATGCCAAAAAGCGTGACATGGCCGTCCTCGGCGCGAGGCTGCTGGAGGGTCAGAAGAAGGGCGCCGAGGCAGCCGAGACGGAGGAGATCCGGCGCAGCGGCGAGAACAGCGCGATCGGCCGGATCGCGGACAACCTCACTCTCGGCTGGACGCGAGTGCTCCAACTCGTCGCCGAGTGGGCGGGCTGGGAAGGCGACGTGGGCGTCACGTTCTCCAAGGACTTCCTGTCTCGCCCGGTGACGGCGCAGGAGGTGACTGCGGCGATGGATCTCTACCTCCGCGGCGCCTGGGCGTTGCCCGACCTGCACGGCTTCCTGATCGCCGGCGAGTGGCAGCCCGAGACGCGCACAACGGAGGCGATCGAAGCGGACCTCGAAGCGGCGAGGCCGAGCGCGGCACCGGCTGGCGGTCCGCGGCCGGTCGGAGGGCTACCGGGCGGGGTTCCGATGCCTGGCGACGAAGGGAGGTTCGCGTGAGCCTCATGGATCTGCTCGGACTTGCCCTTCTCGGCCTCATGGCTTTGGGCTGCTACTGCGTCTGCCTCTACACGCTGGCGCAGTTGCGCGACGTGAAACGCGGCCAATACGTGGCGATCGGCGGCCCTTATTCCACCACCGCCGAGGTGCTCAGCGCTCTGCGGTCAGGAGCCGATCTCGGGAAACTGGTATCCCTGACGAAATCGTACGGCGAGTGTGCGGTCGAGTACGACATTGACGTGCTCGTTCGCCTGGGCATGGCGGTTCGCTCAGACCTTGGCGATGGCGTGCCTCGCTGGTGGCAGACGCCCGAAGGCGCCGAGGTCGATCGTGAGCTCGAAGAGTGGCGGCAAAGGTTTGAAGCCAATGGAGACAAGTGATGAGAGAAGGCTTTCGTGAGTATCCGATTCTGAACGCCGTGGACCTCGGATGCGGCGTCTACGCCATCCCTGGTCGTCGGATCGACCCCGGCTCGATTCGCGTGTTCGAGGAAGTTCAAGGCGGCGGCATCGAGGTGCCCTGCGGGTCATGGTCCTGCACCGGCAACCCGTTCGATGGCCGCGCCGGTTTCGGGACGTTCTACGTGTATCCGAGCAACTTCGGCTCGTTTGTGGTGCTCGGCGCGATGGCACCGCTATCGATCTGGATCGAGCTGGCGGCCCCTGAACAGCGGCCGGCCGGAGTCCCGGCGCTGCCGGTTGTGGGGGGCGCGTGACCACGATCGCAGCGGCAAACCTGTACGGTCGCTACGCCATCGCGGCCGACTCGCGCCTGACGATCAGCCACAGCACGATCGTGTCCGACACCTTCGACAAGATCCGCCGGATCTCGTCCGTCAACGGCGGTCCGGCGTACTTCACATCTGCCGGTGACGCTCGACTCCTGAACCTTGCCGACAAATGCGGCTTCCAGGATGCCCCAAGCGTGGAGCTGTTCGTGAAGCAGATCCAGAGTTGGTTCACGACAGAGCAGTGGGCTCCAGCGGAAGGGATTGGGGCTCCAGGATGGGGATTCTGCGGCGTCTACATGGACCACAGCGGCGTCTGGTCCATCGACGGAACGTTCCACTTCCGGAGGCTCGCGCACGGCGAGGTGTGCGCGTTCGGATCCGGTGCGGACTTCGCTCTCGGAGCGATGGACTGGGAGCGGCAGATCAGCCCAAGCACCGATGCGGGACAGCTCGCCGAGATCGGCGTTCGTGCCGGGATTCGGCGCGACTCTGGGAGTGGCGGCGAGGTTCGAGTGATCGTCATGGACGAGAAGGGCGTCGTCGTGCACGACTGGGAAAAGGCGCGATATGCCGGATCGGAGGCAGCAGCGTGATCGTCTTCGAGAACCGCGGCCAGGCGTGGAAGCTCGACGCTGATCCTGAGACCGAGCGCCGTGTCGCCCGCGCGATGGGTTCGCCTCGTGATCGAGGGATGGTTCCGGCCGCTCCCGTACGGTCAGCCCGGATTCTTCCTTCGTTCGCGATGATGGCCGCGCTGGCTATGGTCACACCCGCGATGGTCTTCCCAGTTGGGCCACGCTCCAAGCGGAGGCGCTGATGCCGACCGTCGTCAATCGCCACCACTACCGGGGCAAGAAGCTGCCCCAGCCGTGGATGTACATCGGGCGTGGCACACCGCTCGGCAACCCGTTCCGCTACCCGGAGCATCCGGACGCGCTCGAGCGCTACCGGTCCTGGCTCTGGTGGCGGATTCGCGAGCGCGACGACGGCGTCTTGCGGATGCTCGCCCAGATCCGGCCAGAGACGCACCTGGTGTGCTCGTGCGCACCGCGGCCGTGCCATGGCGACATCGTCGTTCGGGCGTGGGAGTGGTGGCACCGCGCGAGGCCAGATTCCCTCGCTGCCGAGCCGCCCTATCCGGGATGCTCGACTGTTCTCGTCACCTTGAGCGATCCCGAGCTCACGGCACACACGGTCGCCACAGAGTGCTCACGGGAAGAGCCGCACCCAACTTCGGAGTGCGGGCTTTGGTCGGAGCCGACGCCGTGACCACCGTCAACCGCCGGATCCGCGACGAGGCTCTCCGCAACGCGATCTCCCGAGAGCGCTACTCCGATGACCTCGCGCGCGAGATCCTGCTGATCCTTCGCCGCTCAGAGGTAGACCTCGAACAGCAGCTCGCAGCGCGCATCGCCAAGCTCGGTCCGGTCGACGCCCAGAACCGGGGACGAGCCACGACCGAGCGCCTGGCCGACTTCCTGGCCGCCACTCGCGAGATCAACGACAACGGGTATCGCGACCTCGCCGCCCGTCTCGAGTCTGAGCTATTCGGCCGCGCGCGCTTCGAGGCCGTGGACGCCAAGCGCGAGATCTCCGGCGCCCTGGCCGCGGTCGATGTGCAGCTCGACCTTCGCACGCCCCCGCTCCCGGTACTCGAGGCCCTCGTCACGAGCAAACCCTTCGACGGCCGGCTGCTCTCCGAGTGGGTCGAGCGCACCCGAGACAACCGCTGGGCCGGAATCCGCGACGCGGTCGAGCGTACCGTAGGAGTAGGGCTCGCACAGGGCGAGACGGTCGACCAGATGGCTCGGCGGCTCCAGGGCGCGTTCGAGCTGTCGCGACGGGAGGCCACCTCGCTCGTGCGGACCTCGGTGGCGCACGTCGCCGCGGAATCTCGCGAGGCGATGTACCTCGCGAACGCCGACATCGTGAAGGCGATCGCGTGGGTATCGACCCTCGACACCAGGACCACGGGAGCGTGCAAGCTCAGGGACGGCAAGCTCTATGACCTCGAGACCAAGGAACCGATTGGACACGACCTGCCGTGGAACGGCGGGCCTGGCCGCCTGCACTGGCAGTGCCGCTCGACCTCCGTCCCGGTCCTCGGCACCTGGGAGGACCTCGGCCTCGACGGCAGCAAGATCGGGCCCGGAGCACGCGCTGCGATGGACGGCGAGGCCGCCGGCAACGAGGACTACGAGGCCTGGCTGCGTCGACAGCCGCTTGGGGTCAAGAAGGCAGCGCTCGGCGATGCTCGGGGACTGGCCTTCGATCGCGGCGTCTCGCTTGCTGACGCAACGAGCCTGCCGATCGCGCGGCTCCTCGCCGGCATTGGTGCGGCCGTGGAGCCTGCCTCGCTCGCCTCCATCCTGGCGGGTGGCGTGGAGGTGCCCCGGTTCTCCAAGGTTGCCGAGGCTCAGGAGTGGCTCGAAACGCGGCGGTACGCTGACAGCGTGGACATGGGGCGGATCTCGCTCCAGGTCATGCAGGACATCGCCGATGGGATCGCAGCTGTGATGTCCGCATTCGGCACTAGCGTGACCGAGATCGGCAAGATCTCCGGGACGAGGTATCGCGACAGCATGGGGGTCTACCTCTACAACCCCTACAGCCGTGAGCGGGGCAAGATCTTCCTGCGGCAGCGGCTTGACCTTGCTCGAAACAAACGAGCGGACGAGTGGATGATCAAGCAGGCGTCCAAACAGCTCGGCGACATCGTCCCAAAGCGAGCCTTCGCGATGAGCGACTCGCGGCGCCCGGTCTTCTCCCTCGCCGCCCACGAAGCCGGACACGCGATCTACTACCAGAGCTTCGCGCATACGCTTTGGGAAGCGCGAATCAGGAAAGCGATCGACGCGGGATCCATAACGCTTCGAGATCGCGTCGCCGTGAGTCTCTACGCCAGAACGAATCTCTCGGAGCTGTGGGCCGAGGTCACCGCCCTTGTGGCTGATGGTCGATCCAGCGAGGTTCCGGAGTCGATCCTAGGCATCTATCGCGGCGTGGTCGAGGCGGTCATGGAACAGAGGAGAATGAATTGAGCCAGTCGTACCAGTGCCTACTTTGCAAGCACTTCAACTTCGCAGGCGAGGGATGCGCCGCGTTCCCGGCCGGGATTCCAGAAGAGATCCTCTCCGGCCAATTCGACCACCGAAAGGCGTACGATGGCGACGGCGGGATTCGCTGGGAGCCTGCCGACGCGGAAGCGGCGAAATTCGCCGAAGAGCTGGACGAGGAAGGCGAGGGATGAGCGGTTTCGAGCTTGGAGCGAGTACGGACCTGATCGAACAGGCGTGGTCCGATGGGCATTGCCCCAAGCACGGCGCGTTCAGGTCATTCCCGGCCACGCAGGAATGCCACTGGTGCCGGTGCGAAGCTCAAGCAAGACTGCTCAGCAGCGCTCCGACTCCCAAGCGCCTGCGGATGTTCCAGGAGGTCACCGAGCTGTATCGGCAGCGCGATCTACTGCGGCCGTTCATGACGGCAGAGCAGTTCACCATGATCGGACACATCCTCGCTGCAGCTCGACGTAGACATCCGGCCCCAGGATCCGACCGGACTAAGCGCCTGCGAAAGAAGCGCGCGAAGAGCCAGTGCGGCGCGGTAACGGAGATCCCACGATGAACATCGCCCAGACCCGCGAGACGATCGAGCGCCTCCACGCGATGCTCGAAGGCGCGCCTCCCGAGGTGCGAGACAAGCTCGTCGCCTCCCTCAATCAGCTCGGCGACGTGCTCAAGGCCGTCGAGGTGATCAACCGCGCGAAGCCGGCGGCCGGGGCCCAAGCAGCAGCGCAGGCGGCAATGCTCGCTCCACCCGACCTCGAGTGGAAGGTGCGCGCGATCGCTCACGTCGCCTCAGAGGCGCTCAAGCTGAGCGGCGAGCTCGACCGCGTGATCCTCGAAGTGATCGCCCGCCGGCCGCGAGGGCAGCGTCAGATGCAGCGCGACATCGACGCCCTGCGCTCCGCCTGGGAGGAGAACTTCGGCAAGCGTCGGGCGTGCATCGAGGTGCTCGACGGGATCGTCAAGGCGCGGACGCCCGCGGATATTCGGGGGATCTAGTCGGCTATCAAGACTAGATCGTTAGCCGCCTGGGGGAAACATCTCTTCCACCAGTCCATCACGAATACAGTTCGATGGCCTTCGATCGGAGAGAATTCGTCCCCTTCGAGGAGGGCGTCGAGTTCTTTTGGCACTAGGTCGGGCCGATCCTCGTGGAAGGCCACCAGAGTGTTCCATCCCGCTTCAGCGTTGTCCATCTTCATCGTCAGTTTAGGCATGATTCGCTCCTTTGTTGTGCCGAAAGGAATCGTACCACCCTTCGCGCAAACGCCTGAATTTGCTATCTATCGACTACCATCGGCGTTCCCCAACTTACCGACCCCTTCCCCCGCTGACCTTGCCCCGCTACCGTCCGCCGCATGGCGGTCGTAGTGCCCCACCTCGGTAGCAGCTACCCAGTCCAGAGAGGGCGGGATGCCCTCGGCGTCGGCGGGATGCCGGCGGGTTCCAATCTGTGTGTCCACCGTGCGGCGGGATGCCAATCGGAAGGGAGATCCACGTGAAGAAGCTCCGTCATTCCTACGATTCCAAGGACGCGATCCCGGTCGAGGTCCTCGACTTCTACGTCGAGAAGAACGGCAAGTGGTTGCTGCAGTCCGAGGATTCCGACGCTGCCCTCGGCACCCTCGAGAAAGAGCGCGAACGCCGCACTCAGATCGAAAAGGAACTCGCCGAGCTGCGCAAGAAGGCCGATGCCCTCAAGGACATCGACCCCGAGCGCTACCAGAAGCTCGTCGAACTCGAAGAGCGACTCGACCGCGAGAAGGCCGAGTCCAAGGGCAACTACGAAAAGCTCCTCGAGATCGAGCGTGGCAAGTGGGAAAAGGAAAAGGCGAAGCTGCTGGAAGATCTCAAGGGGTCCGACAGCTACATCGAGAAGCTTCTCGTGGATCAAGCCATCGGCAGCAAACTTGCCAAGGTCAAGCCCGCCTTCCGCGACGCGGCGATCGCTCTCCTTCGGGAGCAGTACAAGCCGACCGTCGTGAAGGACGGCAACGATCGCAAGCCAATTGCCACGGTGGACGGAGCACAGGTCGAACTCGCAACAGCGCTGGACGGATGGTTGTCCGGGGACATCGCAAAGGAGTTTCTCCTTGCCGAGTCCAACGCTGGCGGTGGCAACACCCCCGGCCGTCCCGGTATCCCGGCCCCCGCGGCCGGGAAGCTCTCGCCGGAGCAGGCCGCAAGTCTGTCGCCCGCCGACTACGCCAAGGCTCGCAAGGAGGGACGCATCGGATAACCCGATTCCGGCGCGGTAGGCCGCGCGGGAGGTCCCAATGGCAAACACTTTCCTGACTCCCTCGATCATCGGCCGAGAAGCGCTGATGATCCTCGAGAACAACCTCGTCGCGGCCAACCTCGTTCACCGTGATCACCAGTCCGAGTTCACCGGCGCCAAGGTCGGCGACACCATCACCGTTCGTGGCCCGGCGACCTTTGTAGCCAAGGAATTCACCTCGACCGTCGACGTTCAGAACGCCACCGAGTCGAGCGTCTCGCTCACCCTCGAGAAGCACTTCGACGTGACCGTCGCCGTGACCTCCAAGGACTGGACTCTCGAGCTTCAGGACTTTTCCCGGCAAATCGTCGCTCCGGCGATGAGTGCCATCGCGGAGGGCGTGGACGGGTATCTGCTCAGCAAGTACCTCCAGGTCCACCAGTTCAGCGGCACCGCTGGTGATCCGCCGGACACCGTCGGCGATCTGGCGGCTGTGGAGAAGGTGCTCAACGACGCCCGCGTTCCAATGTCTGGCCGGTTCGCGCTGGTCAACCCGACGGCCAAGGCCGACATGATGTCGATCGAGGCGGTGCATCGCGCCGATGCTCGCGGCGACGACGGGACCGCCCTGCGCGACGCCTCGATGGGTCGCATCATGGGCATCGACTGGTACATGGCGCAGGGAATCAAGTCCCACACCACCGGCACCCTCGGGGGCACCCCCAACGTCAACGGAGCCGTCGCCGAAGGCGCCACCACGATGAACATCGAAGCTGGCGTTGGCACTGGCACGATCGTCGAAGGCGACATTTTCACGGTGGCGGGCGCTCCTGGTCAGTACCGGTTCACTGCAACCGCCGCCGCCACCGATGGCGCGATCACCGGAGCGACCTTCTATCCTCCGGCTCCGGCCGGTGGCTTCGAGAACGACGCCGACATCACCATCATCGCCTCGCACACCGCCAACCTGGCGGGGCACCGCAACGGCCTGACCCTCGCTGTCGTGCCGCTCGAAGTGCCGATGGGGGCGGCCCGCTCCGAGTACGTCAACTACAACGGCCTCGGCATCCGGGTCGTCTACGACTACTCGGCGACGAACAAGACCGACACGATCAGCTTCGACGTGCTCTGCGGCGCGAAGGTCCAGGACCCTCGCCTCCTCTGCCGCATCCTCGGTTGAGCCTTCTTCGCCTCCGGGGTCGAACGTAGAGCGTCTGCGACGACCCCGGAGGCTTACACCTGCCCAAAGGGGACATCATGAAGCGGAGCATTTGGCTGTACAACGCCGACGGAGAGCGATGCCTCGTCGACGTTGGCACAGAGCGCGAAACCGTGCGGCGAGCCATGGGCTACCTGCCGCTCGAAGAGCGAGAAGCCCTCGACGCCCAGGAGAATTTGGGCGAAAACGAAGACGATGACGCGGGCGCCGGGGCGGGTTCGACTCCCTCGCCCGCAACCACCCCCAAGAAGAAGCCGGGCCCGAAGCCGAAGGCCAAGCCGGCGGCCGAGGGAGGTGCGTGATGCCTTGGGTCACCGACTCCCGCCGGCCCGCCCTGGGCGTGCACCAGATCCCCGACTGCGACTTCGACCCGCGGCGCCACACTCGGGCGAAGCCACCCAAGGGCCGCGAGAAGGAGGCCGCTCCGGTGGCAGGCACCGGTGCGCCCGAGATCTCGATCCAGGAGCACGAGGAAGCCGCCGCTCAGGCCGAGGCTGCCCCGAAGCCCAAGCGCAAGGCGAAGGGCAAGAAGCCCGCCGTCGCTCCGGCGGATCCGGAATCCACCGACGCGGAGGCACCGGCTACCGCCGAGTGACCTGATCCGTGGCGACTCCCGACCTCATCGTGCAGTCCGGCTCGTCCGTCGTGGCGGGCGCGGACTCGTACGTCTCGATCGCCGAGGCGGCCGAGTTCCTCGAGTCCATCGGGGGCGGTCGCCTCGCGTCGTGGGAGGCCGACGACGCCGATACGGAGAAGCGGAAAGCCGCGCTCCGCGAAGCGACGCAGTGGGCGGACAACCGGTACGACTGGGTCGGCGAGATCTCGACGCTCGAGGAGGGCCGGCTGCGCTGGCCCCGCCTTGGCGTCTACAGCCGCGACGGTGTCCTCGTCACGGGTACTCCGATCGGCCTTCGTCGATTCGTCACCCTCGTGGCGCTCGAGATCCGCACCGCGGGGATCGAGACTGAGGCCGCGGCTCAGACCCTCGTCGTCAAGCGAGAAAGGGTCGGGCCGCTCGAAACCGAGTACTGGGAGCCTTCGCGGGAGACGCAGGCTCGCGTCTATCAGCTCGCCGGCCGCTACCTCGCGGGCCTGGTCGAGCCTCAGCGGATGAGCCGACGGATGGTGCCCCGATGAGCACCGCAGCCGTACTCGCCAAAGCGGATCGAGCTGCCGCTCAGATCCAGGCCAACGGGTCGCCGATCCTCCTGCGGCACGACGGCCGCACAGTCAACCCGGCCACCGGGGCGCTCTCCGGCGCGAGCTCGCCCACGGACTACCAGGTCCGCGGGCTGGTCCAGGCACTCACGGTGCGATCCGGTGGGGCAGTGCAGGCCGGGGACGTGCTGATCACTGTCGGAGCGCGGGACCTGCCGAGCCGGCCGGTGCCTGGCGCGTGGGTCGTTTTCGTCGGCGGCTCTGACCCCGAGGCCTGGCCGGTTCCCGGCGCTGCAGGCGTCGAGCAGCTCGCAATCGTTGACTCCTCGGACGCGATCCAGCAGCTCGGGGTCTCGTTCCTCTACTCGCTGCACTGCCGGAGGTGACGGTGGCTCAAGCACTGCCATTCAGCGAGTGGAAGCGACAGGTCGAGCGAGTCGCAGCCAAGGTTCCGATGGAGCGGGTGACACAGCTGCAGCGTCAGCTTGTGTTCCTCGCCCTGGGCGCGGCGATCGTCATGCCGAACGGTGGGCTCGCCCGCGTCACCGGCGTGATCGCGCGCACTCCGGTCGACACCGGCCGCGCACGCGCCTCCTGGATCGTGACCGTTGGCGGCAGATCGCCGCACAACCGCAGCGTGCCGGCCGAGGGTAGCTACGCCGAGCTCAAAAGCCACAACGGCGCCGTCGCGCATGGCACCGCGGCGGCCGGACAAGCGCTCGCGGGCCTCCAGCCAGGCCAGACGGTGTGGATCTCGAGCGCTCTGCCCTACATCCTCGTGCTGGAGTTCGGCGGGTATCCGAACCCTCCCAAGGGCGGCGCCGGCAAGTCCGTCGGCGGATTCTCGCGGCAGGCACCCCGAGGCATGGTCCGGGTCACCTTCGAGGAGCTGACGCGGATCCTCCAGGAGGCCTTGCCATGAGCTGGGCTTCGACTGTCGCCGCGATCCGTGGCCACTTCGTGAGCACGTTCACCGCACTTCCCGTGATCGCCGAGAACGGCTCCTCCACGCCGCCGGCGTCCGGGTTCGTGATCCTGTCGCCGCTTTCGGCAGAGCGCCAGCAAATGACTCTCGGCCGCGACACGGCGCACTACCTGACGCCCGTCCTGCTCGAGGTCGAGGTCTACGTGCCGATCGGCACCGGTACGGCACTCGTCGACTCCGTGGGCGATGCGGTCGAGATCGCTTGGAGCACGGCCAACGTCACCGGACTCAAGGTTTACGAGACCCAGCGCCCTGTCTACCTCGGCGAGCAGGGCGGCTGGTATCGCGCCAACGTGACCACGCGCGCAGCGGTGGAGGACTGACCATGGCCGAGAACGATCAAGTCACCCTCGCCGAGATCCGCATCGGCTTGCGAGCGATCGAGGCGCAGCTCTCGAAGCTCGAGGCAAAGCTCGATGACGATCTCGAGCCCATCGTTCGGGCCCGTGCCGCGGACCGCCTCGAAGTCGACGGGATCAAGCGCGACGTCGCGGCATCGCACGACAAGCACCGCTCGCACCACGAGAGCTTCCAGCAGGTCAACAAGCGGATCGACCGCGTCGAGCAGCGCCACCGGTCGATCGCCTGGGCCCTCTTCGGAGCGCTCTTCGCAGCCGAGGCCCTACTCCGCGGGTTGCCCAACGGCTACCTGCTCAAGCTGTTTGGAGGTCCCTGATGCTCATTCGAAAACTCTCGTCTCTGCGCAGCGGGCGGATCAGCAAGACCAAGGCCGCGGCGGTCGTCACCGCGGCTACCGGGTTTGCGATCGCCATGGGCTGGATCGACATCGGCGAGGAGCAGCGCACCGCGCTCGAGCTTCTCGTGGTGGCCGTGATCGCGCTCTTCCTGCGCGACGGCATCGACGAACGACACAACGACTCGGCCGCCTCCGACGCGGCGAAAGGGGGCTGACATGCCACTCGGCGCACTCGACTACTCCGCACTCCAGATGGCCTACGCCATCGAGAGCACCTTCGGCACCGCTCCCGGCGGCAACTACAAGGTGCTGAACCTCTCCGACGAGAACATCAAGGGCAACCCGACCAAGCAGCGCAGCGGCACGGCCAAGAGCAATCGCCTCAAGGGCAAGCGCAAGCGCCTGGCCGTCGACGGCGGCGGGCCGATCAACTTCAACATGCTCTTCGGCACCCAGTTCGAGGACATGCTGGGGCTCGCCCTCTGCTCCACCTGGTCGACCCCGCTCGCGATCTCGTCGACCGCGATCAGCTTCGTTGCCTCGGACAACTCGATCAACGGCACCGGCCTTTTCGGATCCGTCACCGTCGGCCAGGTGATCAAGATCGGCGGGGCCGCGACCGGTGGGAACAACGGGTTCGCCCTGGTCGTGTCTGCCACCGCGGACAAGGTGGTGGTGGCCTGGCTCACGATCACTGACGAGGCCGCCGGAGCGACCGTCACCGTCACCGGGTCGGTGATCTCCAAGGGCGCGACCAAGCGCTCGGCCACCTTCCAGCGCCGTCACACCGACGCCTCGACCAAGCCCTACCAGATCATCACCGGCAACCGCCTCAACACCCTCGGCCTCCGGTTCAACTTCCGCGAGTTCATCACGGCAACGGCCGAGTTCATGGGGCTGATGCCCGGTCCCCGCACGGCCACCCCGGCGGCCTCGGGCTACACCACCGAGGACCTCGGCGAGGACCTCGACGTCTCGAACAACATGAAGCTGTTCCGCTACGACGGCGCGATCAGCGGCAACGTCCGTGGTGTCGAGCTGAACTGGGCGAACAACATGGAGTACGTCCCGGTCGCACAGACCCCGAGCCCGGATGACATCAGCCTCGGCGACATCGACCTCACCGGCCGGTTCAGCGCCTACGTCCTCGACGGCGCGGCCTTCCTCGACGACGCGTACGACGACACCGAGGTCGCTCTCACCTGGTCGGTCCAGCCCGCAACCGGCGGCGCCTACTTCTTCCACATCCCCGTCCTGACCTTCAACGAGGTCGGCGATCAGGGCAAGAGCGCGGCGCGCGGCCCGTGCATGGTCGACCTCAACTGGGAGGCGGAGGAGGACAGCGCCGGCCAGATCCTCTACGTCTCCAAGCACGCTGCGTGATCTCTCGGGCCGGGCTCTCTCGCCTCCGAGCTGAGCCCGGCCCGTCGCGATACCCGGCCCGGCGATGGTCGCAGGGCTGGAACGGATCGGAACGGCTACAGGAAAGGAAATCGTGAGCACCAACACCACGCAAAGCACCTTCGACCTCATCACGGGCAACTACGGCGCTGAGAACGCCAACGCCGACACCGGCGTTTGGCTGCAGGAGCCGAGCCTCGGCGAGAACGTGGAGGTGCTGATCGCTCGTATCGGCAACCCGGACTTCGAGCGGATGATGGACTCGATCACTACGCCCTACGACCGCAAGCGCAAGCCCGTGCCCCGCAAAGTCCTGCGCGAGGCGATGCCGAAGGTCTACGCGGCGACGATCTGGCGAGGCATCCGCGGCTTGCCCGAGGGCATGGCTGAGCCGAACCAGGCCGAGCGCGAGCTTGCCCTGCGCAAGAGCCCGCGCTGGTTCGATCGCGTCCACGATCTGGCCGACGAGCTGAACGACGGCGTGACAGAGGAGAAGGAGGCCGCGCTGGGAAACTCCTCGACGTCCTCCGCTGGGGCGTAGAGCACGACGAAGAGGCGATCGCCTTCTTTGACTCGATCACGGATGAGAACCCCGACACCCCGACACCGCTGGACGATCGGCCCGAGCTCTGGACCTCGAATCAGGCTCATTGGTCGGCGTTCGTCTACGTGTCGGGGTTCAGCGGCGGGATGGGCGGAGGCGCCTCATACGAAGCGCTCGAGGGCTGGCTGCGCAACCACGAGCAACGCATCGATCACGCGACACGACTGGAGATCCTGGAATGGGTTCCCGTGTTGCTGAGAGAAGCGGCGCAGCTGTCTCGAGCCAAGGCCGAGGCGGAGGTGGAGCGCAAGAGGGCGTCGACCAGGTCCGCGCCGAGCTCCAGGAGACCGCAGTCGCGCTCGCGCGAGTGATCGACGATCCGGCGGTCATCGCGCAGAAGCTCGGGGAAGAGGTCGCGCGACGATGGCCTGACCGGGTCCGGTCTGCCTGGTGGATCACGGTGACCGGTGACCCTCGACGCGACAAGGGCATCGAGATCGAGATCCTCCGGCGGCCGGTCGGTCGGTTCGAGTCGCTGCGCTTGTCCGCGGT